TTTAATACATCGTAAATTTTTTTTGGTATTTTCATATAATATATAAATTGCCATCTTCCAAATAAGATTTGTTTGATTCAGGTTTGTCAAGCCACAAACCAAATGCCATAATATTAGAAATCAATCCATCAATCTTTTTGTTAGGTGAACGTGTATCTTTTTCAAGTTTTATGTTTCCAGCTGGATCAGACTTGACCGATGCATTGCCAACCATCCAACGCAAAACTGGATTATTGCCATGATTAAACTTTTTACTTTCAACGGCTGCTTGAAGTTCTTTGGTTGGTGCATTCATAGATTTAAAACCTTGTCTAAACTCAATCAAGTCAAATCCTTCTTCATACAACTTTGGTGCAATGTGATGTGAGTTCCAATTATCATATGCAATGGATTGGATATCATACAACTTATTAAGTTGACCAAGTTTATATATTATAAAATCATAGTCAATCACATTCCCACTTGTTTCTTCAATATATTCATCACGAACCCATTCACGATATTGAATGTTTTTTTTGTCCGCTGATTGTGTTCCTTTATCTTCAGGCAGCCAAAACCAATTTTTAGAATAATACTTTTCATCTATTTTCCAAACCAAAGAAAATGCAGTGATGTCACTTCGTGATGATAAATCAAGTCCACCATAGCAAGGATAATCACGCAACATCTCATCATCAAAATCCCAATGTGATTTTGTCCATACCTCATCATTAATCCATCCATCTTTTGATTGTGTCCAAACATTTAAATAATATCTTTTAAATGAGTTCAAACTTGCTGCACTCACCATTGCTTTGTTTGCTTCCTTTTCATATGCACGTTTGCCAATTGATATGTTGTAATTTGGATTTGCTTTCTTCCAAGTACGTTCATCAAATGGATCATCTTCTTTGTCTGCTCCATAAACACAAACCAGTTGACTTTCATCTTCAATCAAACCTTTTGCAATGTCAATTGCTTGTTCATGTCTTTGGTATCCAATACCATATAAATCAGACCCAGCAGTTGTGATAATAAATGACAAAGGTTGCTTTCTTGCACCTTGTGATTTTTCAACCATCTCAAGAACTTCGTTGTTTTTGTGAACGTGCAACTCATCAATAATTGCCAGTTGTGGATTGATACCATCCTCCCCCCCAGCTTCTTTTGATAATATTTGATATGTTTTTAACCCACCAATGTGATCAGGTGCAGTGATTGAGTTTCGATAAATGTTGCACTTTGATTTTAATCTTGTTGATTTTTGTATCACTTGCTTTGTTGCATCGAAAACCAAACCAGCTTGTTTCCTTCCCCAAGCAACACCAACAATTTCAGAACCGCCCTCGCGTTCTATGTCAATAAAAACACACGCAATGGATGCAGCCAAAAATGACTTACCTGATTTTTTTGGAATCTCAATGTATGCACTTGTGTATTTTCGAAGTCCAGTTGCTTTATGTTTCCAACCAAACAATGGTTTTATAATATCATCCTTTTGCCATTGCTCCAAAATAAATGGTTCACCAGCTTTGTCACCTTTTACGTGCTTGACATTTTCTTCAATATATCGAACCACAATGTTTGCAGTCTTTTCATCAAAGTAATATTTATCAAGGTCGATATTTTTGAAGTTTGTTTTATATGCCATCAGAATATATGTCCTTATCTTCTTCAGGTTTTTGTTGTAGTTGGATTCTTGTTCTTGCACTTGGACTAAATCCAAATTCTTGTGACAATCTCAAAAAGTCCTTTCTTAATTTATTCAGTTCCATATATAAAGGATCAATTTTTTTTGCACCCTTGTCATCAAGATAATACCTTCCTTTTGTATTTTCTTTTAACCATTCTAATTCAGAATACACATAACAATATTCCTTAAATAAAGTCAAGTCAATAAATGAAATATAACCATACAATTTTTGTGACTGCATCAGTTGTTGAGTCCACATTTGTTTTGCAACATCATTCAAATCTTCAGGTGGTGACGGTACTTCGTTGTGTACCCATTGCAAAGCATTCGTGTCAGCAATTGGATCGTTTGCACGTGTCACGTTTATTGTGCCTTTTGCCTTCAGCACTGCAATTGGTTGTGGTGTTGGTCCTTTTCTACCCATCTTTTTTTTCGTGTTCTTTTTTATGGCAACTCCTACACAATGGAATTAAATCCTCAAACTTTTCTTTAAAAATATTTTTGTAAGTTTTATGATGTACATCACTTGCAAGTGAATTGCATTTTTGACATTTGTAATGATAAAACTTCATAATTGAATTCCTTTTATGTTCCCATTCTTCAGAATTTAAATAAACCTCATTATAATATTTTTTTTGTCTATAAAAATATTCTTGTGAATAATAATAAAAAAGATCTTTAATTACCTTTTTTTTTCTTTGGTTATGATAAAAATTATTTCTCAAATCATCATCCATATCCATCAAAGAATCAAAATCCTTTACTCTTTTTTTTTTATAATTACGTGTATGCAAACACCCACAATCAAAACATTGTTTGCGTAGTATTTTTACTTTGTTGCACATTTCATATTTAACAAACTTTAAATTTGTTGATGAACACTTATGACATTCTATTTCTTCAAACTCATCTACCATCCTCTAACCTGTAATTGTGTACGTTTTTCTGCAATCACGTATGTAGTACAGAATGCTTTGGATTTCAAACCCCCCTATCCCTATTAAATTATTCATGGAAGTGTCTATGTTCATCATCTGTAAATTCTTTGCCATACTTATTGTAAACACTGCAATCACCAATTATAAAAGCATCCTCAAAAGGAAAGTATTGAATCAGTAGTTCACAAAACTTTTTATCAGGTAAGTGAAAACCATATCTTGATGAATAAAGTTCTTCAGCTGGTTTGTTTATCATCTTACCAAGAAACAATGGCAAAACGTTCTGTGTGGCAATCTCTTGGATTGCATACAAGTCATCAGCATCTAATAAGTCCACATCAAAGTATGGTTCGTTATACTCATAGAATCCATCTACAATTTGATTTACTTTCATATCTTATTTGTTAATCATTGCAAGTAATAGTGCATAGTTAGCAAGGTCCATGATTGAATCATTGATTGATTCATTCTTTGGTTCATCACTACTATTAAGTAACACACCAAGTCTTGCAACCTTTGTTGCTATCAAGTTAAGACAATTAAGTTGTGCATTACCCCCAGCAATTAGACCAGCCATCTTGAAGTTTGATAACCTATCTGCATTGGCATAATCATCACCCTTATTAAGTAGTACATCACGCATCTTATTAATGTACTCATCAAAAAATATTTGTTGTTCTTCTTTTGTCATATCACTACAAAATTAATAAATTATTTTATCATCCTTCAAACACATAGCTTCAAAGCCCATTTCACGCAGCTGGTCAATCCTATATCGTTGCAATGGCTTCAAGGTATCACCACCAGTTTTGCATTCAATAAACACAACCTTACTATCCTTTAAACACATAAGGTCAGGAAACCCATTCTCACTTAATCTAATAATGTTTAACACCATATACCCTTTGTCTTTGTATTCCTTTATTACTTTACTTTGGTAGTTCATAATCCCTTTTAAACATTCTTAAAGTATAGTCCTTTTTATTAGTAACACTCTTATATATTTTTGATTCAATACCTTTTCGAGCAAATACCCAATAAACATCATTTGATTGTCGTTCCATTGTTGTCATCCTATCCTTTGACTGGAAGTAACTGATTGCACTAAAATCAATATTATAATACACCAATGCATCTGCTTCACGTAATGAAATACCCTCACGCCCTGATATGATTTGAAGTGCAATGTTCTTATCACTACCATTGAACTCATCTAATGTAGTACATAAGGTATCACCAAACACTTGTTTTAATATATCAAGTTCACCTTTAAACTTATAGAACAAACCAATCTTTTGCCCTTTAAACTTATCACGTATAAATTCAGCTTTGGATGTGTCAAGTATCACAACATTGCCATCCTCAAGAATACATGAACCACTGCACAATTGATGTATCTTGTTTTTCATCTTGACTGATGTATCTGCTATGATTGCACCAGCTTTACCCACAACAATCTTGTCCTTCTTAAGTGTATTAATGATGTCATGTGTGCTTTCTTTTATATCACACCACAATATGTGTTCATTCACATTAGATTCAAATCCAGCTTCTGACTGTGTGTATGTTATAATGTGTTTATCAATGTATGGTTTTATCTTATTATAGTCAGCACTTGAATAGTCTTTGACATTAGCATAACCAAAATTACGTTCTGTAACATTGACAAACTCCTTTGCCCATTTATAAAAGTTTAATTGTTTAAACGGACTATTTAAACTAACCCAATATTGATGATACACTTGGGAATAGCTTTCTGCATTTGGTGTACCTGATAAGAATATCATTGGTAATTTGGACCAACGTTGTTTGATTAGTTTAGTTGATTTATTTGGCTTTGGAAACGAACCATTTCGATGGTGTTCATCAGATACCAATATATCAAAGTCACCATCTACTTTGTGCAGTGATTCGTTGTTTATTATTGTTATATCAAAGCTAAACCCAAACTTATCATAATCATTTTTAATGCTGGTGATGGCTTTCTTTTTAGTTATAAATAAAACATTAGATGCACCAAGTTCTTCACATATTGATAATGATGTAAGTGTTTTGCCAGTACGAACCTCCATTTGCAAATAAAGCAAACGATGGTCTGCAATGATATCAACACCACGCCTTACAATGTCCTTTTGATAATCTCTTAACTCCATTTAAAAAGGTAAATCATATTCAACCATAAACCAACGATCACCATTCGTGTGTCCTTCAGTGTATGCAGCACCAATATAGTTTGCATACTTCTTAATCCAAATGTTGAATTTCTTTTGTGTTAACCATTTCTTATAGTCTTGGTAGTCATTTACAAACTGGTCAAACATATTTCGTTTGTTTAGTCTAACATTAAACAATTCAGTTCCATCATAATTGCACCACTCATAAAATTCTTGTGATGTTTCTGATATAAACTTACGCAATTTGATATTCTTGGCATTGGTTTGCTTAATTAGTTTGTGTGTGAAATATAATTGAATGCACTTAACCATGTAGTTGTCAAAACGTGTGTATTCATCCTCATCCCAATCATCAAACAATGTTCGACCAAAATCATCATATGGCGTTAAATCACTATTATAATATTGTGCAACCTCAACTTCATGCCTTCTCCTATCATGACTATTCCCTTCACCTTTGATTGCATAGTTGGTTGATATTAGCATTTTTGGTGATTCCTCAACATTTAACTTAATTGCATCCTTTCCTTTGCGTTCTAATGTTATACCTTCAGTAACTAAACTAAACTTTGATTCAAAGTCAAAGTTCTTCTTGACATCATCAAAAACCAGTATTTGTGTATCTTGACTTATTGTTTGATAAGGAAACGATTTCTTATCATCAAACGACTTTCCATCTAATATGCCAACACGCCTGATTTCTTTTAATCCCTGAACAAATAAACCTTTACCAGTTCCACCTTCAGGATTGTCACTAATTACCTCATCATTTAATATTATTGCTTTGTTGTCAATCTTATTCTTATAAGTGTGTAACAAATAACCAATAGTACATTCAATTGATAATGGTTCACCATTACTAATGTTATTAATAAACTTTTGATAATCATTATCAAGATTGTCCGTTTCAATAAAATCCCTATCAATGATTTGGTTCTTCCATATATACCCATTAACATTAACATATTGATTAAGATGTAATTTATCTTTTGTGACTTCCAAAATACCATTCCTGAATGCAATAAATGATTTGTGTTGTGTATCATTTAACATCATCAAATCAATTGTTTCTAATATGGTTAGGAACGAATCAGTAAATAGATTTTGATATGTAGCAACATATGAATAAACATCTATTTCATTATTATCCAATAGATAATTTAAAACATAATCCTTTATTATTTCGGTTGATGTTTCCGATACGATATTTGATTTTATTTTAACAAATGATGGTTTTAAACTATCAGCAAAAAAGAACTTCTTAAATCCGTTGCGTTCCAAAAATAGTTTATACTTTAAAGGATCAATTTTAATGTTTTGCTTTTTATCATAGTACCAAAAATCTTCATGTTCTGATTCATCAGAAATATGATCATAAACATCATCATTAATGTTGTGCAGTTCCTTTACTTTTTCTTTGCCATATTTTAAATCCTTTTTTATACTATCTATTTTATTATAATCCTCAAAGTATTTAATTGCAAATTGTCTTATTCTATATGCACTCTTAATTGTGTTCTTTGTTTCATCTTCACTAAAATCACCAACAACCACATTGTTAAGAATGTAGTTAACTGCATTTATTTCCTGAACACCATACTCACAAAATGCAGATGCAATGTCCAGAATAAAATTATTACGTTCACCTTCAATAAAATCTTTTTGCCAGTTGAACTTCATTATAAGTTCAATCTTCTTAAAATCATCATTGATTGGAATGGTTGGAACTTTGTCAGCTATAAGAAAACCATCATCAACCAGCTTTGGAGCATACTTAATAGCTTCATAATTAATGTATATGTTTGGATCGTATGATTCGAAACAAACTCTATCAACATTGCAAGTAGCAGCATCAAAATAGTCATAAAGATAATCCTTGTTAAACTGCTTAAAATATTGTTCATGTTCTTTTGCATTGCATTTAGGTATTGAAACAATGGCTTTGTATCCATTTCTTGATGGTGACATAAAAACCGAAACAATATGTTTGTTTTGTTTCAGCTGGTCAAACATCATATCCATCTTATTATTTGGTATTTTATCAAAGTCCAAGACCATAAGACCACTATGTTCTTTTAGTCCTGACTTTTTACGTTGTGTAAATACACCACCAAAGATAACACAAGGTAATTGATTTTTTAATTTAGAACGTGCATCACCTTCCAATGTCATCATCTTATCAATGATATGTTTTGACTTACCTTCCTTTATTCTTTTAAGTGCTTGGTCAAGTTGGACATCATAGGGGACATCCGATGATTTAAAAAGTGATTTAAAGATTGAAATCTTTGTGTTTTTTATCATATTGTGGTTACAAATTTATAATTTTTATTTTTAGACTAACAAAACAAATCCTATGTGTCCTCGTAAAACACTGATAATCATATAGTTTAACGATTTAGGACACATTTTTTTCTGAAGTGACCCCCCCCCCTTAAAATAAAAATGATTTTTGTGGGGGAGCAATAAGGGAAAAAATCTCAAAACGCGTCCTAATTAATAAAATGGTTTATTGCTTTGTCGATTGAACCATATGATTCTAAAACTTGCCATCCTAAATTTTCAATGTGTTTCTTTGAATAATGATCGTACGTTTCTAATCCAATGGATTGCAAATAAAAATGTCCTAAATCTTCGATTGTGTATTGCATAATGTTATATATTAAAAAACCCCTCACCATATGATGAAGGGTTTGTTGTTTTAAAATGATTGTGAAAATTGTTTTAATTGCTTGAATGTTTTAAAACTAACAGCCCAGCTATTTGAGTTTGTGCAGTCATCATAGTTATCACAATCCCAAGCACCCCATTCTCCGTTAACAGTAGCACACCCGCCTTTAGCAATCCAAGTTCCTTGTGAATCAACTACTTTGTAAACTCCTTGTTGTATTTTTGTTACTTTCATTTTGTTATTGTTTTTATTATTATAATACAAATATAGTATAAAAAATTAATACAATGCAAGTTTTATTTTATTTTTTTTATTGTAAAATATTTTAATACATTTGCAGTTCAATATAACACAATGAAAAAAAACATTATTATCTACTTCGCAACATACCTACCATTCAGCTTGGTATTGTTTGCCCTTAATTATTCAGTCATTGCAACAATTTTCTTTGTCATTGGCATTGTTTCACTTTTAGAATATTACAGTCATGACAGAATATGAAAAATCACAACTTCGTAAATTAGTTTATGATAAACTTGATGAACTACAAAAAATGCACGTTGATTATTATAATGATGACGAAGAACATTATTCACCAGCTTTAAGAATAGAATCAAAAATTAGAGAATATCAAACCATATTGGAAAAACTTAAATGAAATTTCAAAACACAATATCAAACGAACTCAAAGATATTTTGAAGTGTTGCACAACTGTACCTGAACGAATAAAGATTGCAGAGAAACACAACATATCAATCCACACACTTAACAGTGTACTTGAAGGAAAACGAAACATAACATATAACAATCACGATGCAATACTTGAATTACTTGCTCAGGCAATAAGCAACGCAAAGTCTTTTCATATGTCATTGATAGATTATTTTCACGAAACAAAATACATTAAATTTATATAAACATGGCAATTTTAGCAACAACAAACCAAACAAAGAAAAGCATTGAAATCATTCCAGCCGGATCATATCCAGCAAGATGTTATTCAATGATCCACATTGGAACTATTGAAGAAACATTTAATGGTGAAACCAAAGAACGAAACAAAGTCCGCATCACTTGGGAACTACCAACTGAAACAATGACGTTCAATGAAGAACATGGTGAAAAACCTCGTGTTATTGCAAAGGAGTTCACATTATCATTACACGAAAAATCAACACTTCGTGCATTTTTAGAATCATGGCGAGGTAAATCATTCACTGACAAAGAAGCAAGTTCATTTGATGTGACTAATTTACTTGGTGTGCCTTGTCTTTTATCAATCACGCACAAAACATCAGGCAATGGGAAAACATATGCAAACATTGCAAGTGTGTCAATGCTTCCAAAAGGAATGGATTGCCCTGATCAAGTCAATGAACGGCAAGAGTTTACATATTCAGATTTTAAGCAAGAATTATTTGATTCCTTTCCTGACTTTATTAAGGAAAAAATAATGATGTCAAAAGAATACCAATCGTTAAATCAAGATAGCAATGAAAACCTCCCATTTTAACGATATAGCAAACAATGTAATTCAGGGGATGACCGATCCCCTGATTGCATATGCAGAACTTAAAGAATACAAACGTGAGATTGACCAAGCAATTAAGGACATTGAACC